TCATACACATGGATAGGAATAGACGAACTTCCACAATATCCTTCGCCAGATATATATAACTTTCTAAGATCTTCTTTAAGATCGGTAGATAAAGATATACCTGTTTATTTAAGAGCTACAGGTAATCCAGGGAATATTGGTTCACAGTGGGTACGAGAGATGTTCGTAGAACCTGCAGAACCAAATACAGCTTTTGATGTAGGGGTAGATACACCTAATGGTAAAAAGTATATTACCAGAAGATTTATCCCAGCTAAGTTACAAGATAATCCCTATCTTATGCAAACTGATGATTACTATATCATGCTTGCATCTTTACCTGAAGTACAGCGTAAACAATTTTTAGATGGAGATTGGGATGCATATGAAGACTCAGCGTTTCCAGAATTTAATAAGACAACCCATGTTGTCGAACCTTTTGAGATACCTAGAGGCTGGTACAAGTTTCGTGCTGCTGACTGGGGTTATTCTTCTCCTGCTTGTGTTTTATGGTTTGCTGTTGATTACAATAACAATCTATGGATCTATAGAGAATTATATACGAAGAAAGTAACAGCAGATTATTTCGCAAGAAATGTATTGAGCCTAGAGCAGGGAGAACATATCCATTACGGGGTCTTAGACGCTAGTACATGGGCAAGAAGAGGTGATGTGGGCCCAAGCATTGCAGAGACAATGATACAGCAGGGATGCCGTTGGAGGCCCTCAGATAGATCACCTAAGAGTAGAATTAATGGTAAACTCGAAATCCATAAAAGATTAAGAGTTAATGATGAAGAACCAGGTATTAGAATATTTAAAACCTGTAGAAATCTAGTAAGAACAATGGGTATGCTACCTACGGATAGTAAAAATCCTGAAGATGTAGATACTCATGCAGAAGACCACGCATATGATGCATTAAGATATGGATGTATGAGTAGACCTACACATCCTAAATATGCAGATAGATTTAGAACATTCTTTAGGCAGAATGACTTTCATGCTGCAGATGATAAATTTGGTTATTAATTATGAATAGAATTGCAAGACAGTTATTACAGTACATAAGTAATGCTAATAGAAAAACTAAACAACTTAATCTTTCTAGAACTCTAAAAAAAGAGGTAGAGATTGGTGCGAATGGTACTCAGGGATATACTATAAAACAAGGACTTAACAAAGGAAAAGTTATAAGTGCCTCTAAGTAGAAAAATCCCAGAGATAAATAAAAAAAATTTTCCCTATAACTTAGTAGTTGCATACTGGGAAGATATCGTTGGATCATGCGAATGGTCGGACATTCCAGATATAAAAAAAGCAAAGACTGCTATATGTTGTAGTTTTGGTTGGCTTGTAGAACAGAATGAAAAGACTACAGTTATCATGGCAGATTTTATATTTGAAGATAGCGGATCTATAAAGCAAGGTGGTGGGCATACAGTAATACCTACTAAGAATATACTTAAAATTAAAAAAGTAAAAATATAACAGGAGACAGCAATGGAAACAAAATTCGATCCAAAAGCTAAAGTTAAACAAGGTCAATTAAGTGATGGTCCAGAAGGCAAACAGCCTAATAGACCACATAACAATATTGATTTTTCACAACATACTCACAGAAAACAAGAACCATTTGCATACGATGTAGATGTTCCTACTAAATCTGGTTCTGAGCATGTTCAAGATTCTTTGTTTAAAATGGCAGATGAAAAAGACTATTAATGAGTCTTGGAGCTAAAAGTAATTATATACCAGTAGTATATGCAGGTACTAAGAAAAAAAAGAAAAAGAAAAAAACTAAGAGGAGAAAACCCAAATGATGAAAAGATACATGCACGGAGAACTTGCACCAGATGCACCTAAAGCACCTATCGAAAAGATGGCTATAGATCCTAATTCAAAAGTAACTCAAGGAGCTACTTCTGGAGATGGTAATGACGCTAAAGGTAAATCTAAATCAAAAGTAGATCCAGCAATTTTTAGAATGGCTGAAGAAAGAGATTACTAATAAATATATTTAAATATGGAAGAAGAAGATAATAAAACTAATGGCGGTTACGAAGCCGAAGGTAATGCTTTAGTTGGTTATATCCGAGAAAGATTTCAACAAGCTGAAACATCTAAAGTCTATGATGAGAAAAGATGGTTAAAGGCTTATAGAAACTATAGAGGATTATATGGACCAGAAACTGCATTTCGTGAGAATGAAAAGTCAAGAGTATTTGTAAAAGTTACTAAGACAAAAGTTCTTGCTTCATTTGGGCAGATAATAGAAGTATTATTTTCTCAAGGTAAATTCCCTTTAGGTGTATCACCTACATCCGTACCAGAGGATATAGCTGAAAGAGCACATTTAGATCCAAAAGATTCACAGCAACCAGAGCAACCAGATCCTTATGGATTTCCTGGTGATGGTGCTAGTATACCTCCTGGAGCTACAGTAAATGATTTGATGAAAAATCTAAATCAAGAATATGAAAATCTTGGTTTTAAAGAAGGCCCATCATATACAGGTGCTCCACAGATAGAGCCAGCTAGAATGGCTGCAGAAAAAATGCAGAAGCTAATACATGATCAGCTTGAAGAAAGTAGAGCTATTACTATTATGCGTCATGTATTTTTTGAAATGGCATTAATGGGTACAGGTATTTTAAAAGGTCCATTTACAGATACAAAAGATTATAATTTATTTTCTACAGCAGAAGATGAAGATGGTAATGTAACAAGAGTACAAGCTACTAAAACAAA